CTTATTTGTGGCTTTTCCCAAAGCAACTCAGGTGATTTACCAGTGGTAGGTAATGGAAATATTGTAAATGTGACAACTATCGAGCATAAACTGTTTATGATGCCAAATAGTGATGTCATGAAAGGTGATCGAATTACAGTTACTCAATCAACCGGTCACAAGCATATCTTGTATGCAAAGAAACCTATGTTCTATCCAAGCCATACTGAAATTGAGTTGACTGGAAGTGAGATTGATGCCAAGAAATGATATCCGAATGGAATCGAATGCCCAAAAGGTAATTGATAACTTTAAAAGAATGACGAAGGTTGCTGAAACCGAAGGCGTGGCTTTTGTTAACGACTCTATGAATAAGATTGTCAGTTTAGCAGTGCCGTTGACACCAATCAAGACAGGGAACTTAAGACGTGGATATCGTGTAATAAAAGCTCGCAAATTATCTACTGGACGTATTGTCGGTGCAATCGTCAACGATGAATATTATTTTAAATATGTCAATGATGGACACAGGACAAGGGGAGGCGGCTTTATTAAAGGGAAATTTATGTTGCAAAAAGCCCAGAATTTAGCCAATATGACCTACATTCCTCGACGGTTCAAAGTGATGGCTATTACTATTGTGAAGAAAGGGTAGGTGGTTATGAAAGACGAAATTCTCGCCGTAGTTGTGATGACACTAAAACAGATCAAGTCCGATTTAACTATCTACCTTGATTCGGTGATGCAATCGGACAAAGAATTGTATTCGGTTCTTAGCATAGAAGAAGCTGGTACTGAAAACATTGGTAAAAATATCCAAAATAAAGCGTGGCTTGTCGATATCGCTTTTGTAGACAATGTAATGAACAATCAGTCAAAAAAAGAAATGGACGCTCTCACAGTAAACTGTGGGGCGTTTTTTAATGCGCTTGAAATTGATGGAAACGAAATTTATCCAGAAGATTATCAAGTTTACGAAACAGATGGTGTGCCACATGTGACCTTTAATGTGGCATTCCCACAAATAATTGAATGGAGTGAGGAATAAATGGCGAAGAAAAACAAAGTCGGAATCATTTCAGTAGAAAAACCTACATGGTTTCCACTAAGTGATGATACAGGTGATTTTCCAACGTATGGGGAGCCAGTAACAATCGGTACCGCAGTTAGTATCAATCCAACACTAAACTATGAAACGACACAAGATCATGGTGATGGCGTTGTACAAGATCAGTTTACTGCGTTTGGTGGAGCTGAAATCTCATTAACTACAAATGGATATCAAAATAAAATTTTAGCTGCTATTACAGGTTCTAAAATTGTTGGTGGTGGGGCTTTACGATCGGGGGATGACATTTTCCCTGACGGTGCTTTTGCTTACCGACGCTTGAAATCAAATGGACATTATCGCTACACGATTTTCTATAAAGGTCAATTCAGTTTATCTTCTGATGAATCAACCACCAAAGAGGGTTCAACAGTCAGCTTCACACATCCAGAGTGGACAGGGAGCTTCGTTGATATTCCTGGAGTTGGTTATATGTGGTCAGTTGATTCTGATGATGAGGGCGTTGATCCAACGGTTATTGAAAACTGGTTTAAAACAGTATCAAAACCAGTTGATTTTACACCTAAAAATGATGGAAATGAAGACAATCAAGAAGACGGAGGAAACGAATAATGACAAGCAAATTTCAAAAAACAATCCAACTAATGAAAAAGAATGATGAAGGGAAGTACAAATCTGTTTCATTTAAATCTGCAGAATTTTTACCAGGTAATGTCATGGATGACGCAATGGCATTACAAATCAAGCTTGAAGAAGCTACTGGAACGAACGACATGGAAGAAGTTCGTCCTGTCATGCGTGAATGCTATGACTTTATTGGTGATGTTATTTTCGAAGGGCAGTTCACTGGTGAAGAATATATGAATGGTATGGATGCACGAGAAGTCTTAAAAATCACCGGTCAGTTATTAGCATCTGTCACTAGTGGGCATGATGTCGTTTACGCAGAGCAGAAAAAAAAGTAACAGAGCTTCTCAGGCATCCCAACTTTGCAAAAACACCGCAATTTAGGGAAATGCAGATCAAGATTGAGTTGTTTGAACTGGGGTGGACATTAAACGAGATCGAAAACACTGATTTAGATCAGTTGATGAAGCTTATTGGGTTCAGAGATGCTGTGAAAGAGTTTGAAGATCTGAAATACCTTGATGAAAATACGATGTTCTAAGGGGGTGGCGCTTTTTGAACAACGAAGATCTAATTCTAAAAATGATTCTTGATGAATCTGGTTTCACCTCCGGAATGAACAATGCTGTAAAAAAGCTTGGGGACTTTGACGGACAAGTCAGCAAGACCGGAGAGAAAGGCGGCCGCTCTCTTGGAGGCATTTGGACATCTTTTGTCGGCAACTTTTTAGCCAGTGGAGCGGTTAAAATAATTTCTGCAGGTATGAATGTAATCAGGGACTCTGTTGGCGGCGCAATTGAACGTTATGACAAACTTAGTCAGTTCCCCAAAGTGTTGAGCGCTTTGGGAGCTTCGACTAAAGAAGCTGAGAGCGCCACGAACAAATTAAAAGAGGGAATTGATGGATTACCTACAACGCTACAAGATGTGGCTAGTACAACCCAGCAAATGTATTCAGTATTTAAAAATGCAGATACGGCAGCTGATAGTACAATTGCGTTAAACAATGCTTTGTTAGCAAGTGGATCTAGCGGAGATAAAGCAGCACGTGGTACGGATCAATATTTGAAGGTACTTCGTACAGGGAAATTCGATATGGATTCATATTCTACCCTGCAAGAAACAATGGGGGTAGGACTTGATAAGATTGCGGAAAAATTCAAATTTACCGGGGCTTCCGCTCAAAACGATCTATATAACGCCTTAAAGAAAGGCGATATAACGATCAATGAATTTAACCAAGCTTTGATCGATATTCAAGGTGGACTAGATGGGACGGCGAATGTTGCAAGAACTTCTACAGAAGGTATTGGAACATCAATGACCAACTTACGAAACTCAGTAAAAAACGGATTAGCTGGGACAATTGAAGCGTTAGATAATGCATTGAAAGATGCAGGGTTTGGTGGATTCGCGGGCATTGCGGATAAATTGAAAGTAAAGATCAATGAACTGTTCAAAGCATTCAATAATAATCTGCCTAACTTGATTGAAAAAGTTGGGAATGCTTTTCAATTCCTTGCAGATAATGCTACTTGGTTAATACCTGTTATATCAGGTGTGGCAGGGGCATTGGCATCAGTTGCAGCTATCAATGCTGCAACAAGTACAATAACCAATATCACAAAAGCGGTGGGTTCACTATCCTCTGCTTTTTCTTTTTTAATGAGTCCAACAGGCTTAATTATCGTCGGTATCGGCTTATTAATTGCTGCTGGTGTAGCCCTTTATAAAAACTGGGACACCATCAGTGACTATGCGAAAAAAATCTGGGGGGGCATCTCAGATTTCTTCAAAGAGACTTTTGACAATATAAAAGGCTGGTTTTCGGGGCTTTGGGAAGGGTCTAAAGAAAAAGCATCTGCTGCAGCTGATGGTGTAAGAAATGCATGGTCCGGGACAAAGGAATGGTTCTCCGATACATGGAATGGAATCAAAGACGGTGCTGAGGATGCTTGGGACTCTGCTGTCCAATCAGGAAAAGACGCCGTCAATGGTGTTAAAGATGTTTGGAACGGTATTAAGGAATGGTTTTCCTCTCTGTGGAATGGTGTGAAAGAATCAGTCTCATCCATTGTGGGGAATCTTGCCGATGCGATCATGAGTCGCTTCGGTATGCTGATCTATGGCGTCCGTAATGCCTTCATACACATGAGCTTTTTCCTAAATACATTATGGGAAAATTTAGTTAAGATTGCTGCTAATATTTTTGATATTCTGAAAAATGTCATTTTGGCTCCGGTCCTATTCGTAACCTCTATGATTACTGGTGGTTGGGAAGAAGCAAGAGACAATATGATTGCTGTTTGGAATAATATTCAAGAATCAGCAGGGAACATTTGGAACTCAATTAAAGCTATTTTTGACAGTTTCCTTGTTAATACACAGATGGCATTCTTAAATGTTTGGAATGGTATCAAGGCGGCTGTATCTTATATTTGGTCATCTATGCTAACAATTGCAACGGATACGTTCAATAGTATCGTTGCTTTTTTTGTGGAAACTTGGGCAAATGTTAAGCAAACAGCGATTGATACATGGACCAACATCAAAGAATCCGTTGCTCGAACGTGGCAGGCAATGTTACAAGGAGCACGTGATACTTTCGATGCATTGAAGAACTTCCTAGCTGATCTGTGGCAATCAACAAAGAATACTGCAGTTGATACTTGGGAATCAATCAAAAATGGCGTTATTAATGCATGGAATACAACGAAAGACTCTGTTATTAATACCGCTAAGGCTTTAGTCCAAGGCGCACAAAAAGCTTGGGATGACTTCAAACAAGGGATTTCTGATGCAGTTAATCGAGCAAGAGAGATATTTGATGACCTGAGAAGTATCGATTTATTTGAAATAGGCAAAAATATCATTAAGGGCCTAATCGATGGAATAGGTTCTATGTTCAATGCTGTCAAAGATACTATCACTGGAATTGCAGATACAATCAAAGGCGGAATTACAGGAGCCTTGGGAATTCATTCTCCATCAAGATGGATGCGCGATATGATCGGTAAAAATATTGTGCTTGGGGTTGTTAGAGGAATTGAAGAGGAACAAGGCTCTTTAGACAATGCCGTTAATAAAATGACGGATTTACCAACTGAATTACCTACTATCCAAGTAAAAAGCAATACTTCTGAGGGAGTTAGTACCTCTACGGCTGCCAGTGGTCAAACGGCAATCAGTAATGAGCAATCTGGTGGAGACACTTATCATATTCATTTGCAAGCGATGGGAGAGCCATCAGAAGCACAAATGATGAGTTGGGCCAAGACGATTGTTAAATATATTAACGAAGTGAAAGAACGCGACTACGCGCCAAAAGGAGGGGCATTTGGTGGGATTTAAACGTGGACAATTTCAGATCAATGGGAGGTATAGTGAAGAATTTAGAGCCTATATGCGAGATCGGCCAAAGCGCCTTTCTGCAGGTCGTGTCATTGAACTAAGAGAAAGACCAGGAAATGATTCGATTGTTATGGATTTTGCCTATTATAAAAATGTTGAATGGCAACTTTCTTGTTATGCAAAAGCGGATGACTTAGAATCTGTTTCCCATTTAGAAGATCGCATACGTTCTTGGCTAGATATGTCCAATTACTCAGATTTTACTTATCAGTTTGATGAACACTATATCTATCAAGCGATAGTAGTTTCTGGACCTGAGTTTTCTGGTACTAGAAAAAATGGGGTTTTAGTTCCATTTGACTTTACGATTAGTCTACGACCATTCAAAAGTTCAAGAAATGGTTTTGAATGGATGACTAACGAAACAATGATTCATAATGCTGAGCGTTATCCTTCGAAACCCAAAATTCAAATTTGGGGTTCGGGGGATATTTCTTTTTGGATAAATGACGAATCTTTTAAGTTAACAGATATTGGAAGCGAGATAGTTATTGATTCACAGTTAGAAGAATCGTATCGATTAGTTGATGATGTAATAGAAAGCCAGGATCACAAAACACAATTCCTTGATTTTCCAATTCTGCCAGTTGGATGGACGACAATTAAATGGGAAGGCGATGTAAAAAAATTTAATCTAATGCCAAGGTGGTGGACCAAAATTTGAAACCAAGAATATATGAACCATCTGAAAAAGATTTTAGCCATAATGGGTTAGGCATTATGAGAGATACAACTCGTTGTGATGTTACAGAAGAGGCAAACGGTAAATATGAAGTTGAAATAGAACATCCACTTAATAGTCGGTTTTCAGTGTATTTTGAAAATGGCTACCAAATCAAAGCAAAACCAAATGATCAAGAAGACTACCATATCTTTGAAATCAAGAACACATACAAAGACACTATCAATAATTCCATTTTAATTTATGGGCAATCTCGAACTTACAAACTAGGCAACCGTGAAGTGCAACATGTAGAAATTGATTCAAAAAATGGAGCAGAAGTAATGGCTGCAATTGAGCGGGGGATGGATGATGAGTGTGATGTAAAACTCTTTTCAGACATCCAAACAGTATCAAGTACATTATTTGAAGCGCGAAATGTATTAAACTGTATCGCTGGTGAGCAAGGATCGATGTTGCAGTATTGGGGTGGAGAAATTAAGCGGGAACCTTTTAAACTCTCGCTTTTACGTAGAAGAGGAAGAGATAATGTTGGTACTGTTCGTTATGGAAAGGATCTTAATGGGCTGAAAATTAAATTTGATTGGTCTTCAATTGTCACAAAAGTTCTGCCTTATGCAGACTTACAAGACGGTGAAGATGGTACTAGCAATCGAATTTATGGAAAACCTATCTATAGTGAGTTGTTAAAGAACTATCCGGACATTTATGCTAAGCATATCCAATTTACAGAAGATCAGGGAGTGAAGGATCTCGATAGCCTTAATCGTGTCGCAGCTCGCTACTTTACTTCGATGAATCCAAATGCAGACAAACCAAAAATCACAATAGAATTAGAAATCGAAAAATTAACCGACTCCGATGAGGCAAAAGAATTTGCTAAAATTAGGAATTACGGACTATTCGATACCTTTTCTGTCTATCACAGGCTTTATGATATCCACATCGATACAAAGATTACTAGTGTTGTTTATGACTCGTTAACAGAAAAAAATAAAAAAATTTATGCTGGCGATGCACAGATGGCTTTTTATACGAAACAAAATTATGAGCTCCAAGAAACAATAAAAACTTTAACAAAAAAAGGATATATGTCAGAATTTGTGGACTATGTAACCAATTTAATAAATGGAGTTGAGGGTGGAAGTGTCTTGCAATATCCAAAGAACAAGCCGCACACTACTTATTACATGGATACAGATTCTAGAGATACAGCTAAAGATGTGATTGCAATAAACAATCAAGGCCTAGGTTTTTCCAGAACAGGATGGTTAGGTCCGTTTGTCAATGCGTGGGGAATCGATGGAACATTGAATGCCGATTTTATTCGCGCAGGAAAAATTAAAACAGATATCATGGAAATCTCGTTTAATGGGATGGGTGATTTGCTAAGAATGGTTTCTGGTACACTACAACTTTGGAATGATAATAGCAAAATTATGGAATTGACTAAAAAAGGGATGGAATTTTGGAATAAAGATGGTGTTAACGTAGGAACTATCGGGACTACTGATTCAGCAGGAAACCCTTTCCCAGACGCAGCAACGCCAACACCTTTAGAGGACAATTCATTAGTAATAAGAACCGAAGGCGACGGTAAATATATTTTGATCTCTTCAAAAACAGGCTATGGTTTTACTTTACTTGGAAATGGACGCGCTATTTATCGAGGTGACTTGGACATTCAAGGAGACTTAACAATAAAGAATCAAAAGGTTGTAGCTGGTCAGGGCGGAGGACCATCGACTGGTGGCGGAACTGGGACAGGTGGTTATCCGTCTGAATTGACTACTGATGCCGAGAAATTTGCTTGGGATTGGTGGAGTTTTGCATTAAATAATGGTTACTCAGAAGAAGCAGCAGCAGGGGTGCTTGGAAATATTCAGGGTGAAGTAGGCCCTACGATGAATCCAAATACTGCTCAAGTTGGGGGCCCAGCTTTTGGATGGGTCCAATGGGATGGATCCGCTTATCCTTTAGTTGGTTCTCCTACATGGGACGGTAGAGAGTATGTTCAGCGATTAATGGCTGCTGCCAGGATCAGAGAAGATTACACTTCATCATTAGCTCAAGCTAAATTGATTGAATGGTGTATGTATAATGGTCAATGGATTGGTCAAGTATCGCCTACTACAGTGGAAGGATTTAAGACGATTACCAGTGTTGAACAAGCAGCAACAGCTTTTGAATTGAACTTTGAACGTCCAGCAGCCGCCCATCCAGAACGTCAAGGATACGCAAGGAATTGGTATAACAAGCTACATGGACTACAAGCTAGCCAATTGGTGGGTGAAGAAGGACTGGCTCATTTAGAAACCCTCATTGGAAGATGGATTGGAAATGGACAATGTTATGCGGTGCCAGCAGAGTATTCTGGTTTTTTAGGCGGATGTGGATTAGGAGCGGGCACAAAATACGGACTTACACACGTTATTGGAAATACGTCCGCAGCTGCCGATATAGGAATAGCTTACGATTGGGCTGCAGTGGGCTGGAAGGTTATCAAAAATCCAACTTACGATCAACTCGTTGTCGGGGCCATTATCAACATAACACGTGGAGCCATTTGGGGTGGTTGGAGCACTGATACAACTTACGGTCATACCGGTGTAATCAAAGGGCTTGAAAACAACCGGATTCAAACTTATGAGCAAAATACGGAAAAAGGGCAGATTGTTGAACGTTTTGACCGCATGTATCCGGGGCAAAGTGCGATTTCATCAATTGTAATACCACCTAAATGATTTGAGAAAGGAGCTGATCTTATTGGCTATAATGATTCCAATTACTTTGTCAACTACTGAACCAAACAATAATGTTGGCCTAATTAAAGTCAGGCAAGAAGATAATCAAACACAGACGTTTGTCGTTGAAATAACAGAAAACGGGAGATTAAAAAAATTCCGAGGGCAAGAAGTGTTTTTCGTAAATAATACGAAACTTTCGGAAGGGATGCCCATTGAGCGTAAACTGACTAAGACTTATCCAGATGATGGTCGTGTAGAATATACATTAGACAGTCAAGATTTACAGTTTTTAGGAGAGAATACCGCCTATTTTTCTTTTAGAAATGAAGAAGGCAAGCAACTTTATTCTACAAGAGATTTTCGCTTCAGAGTGTTACCGGGACTGCTAACTGGTGTAGTAAAAGATGGCGCTTATGTCTGGCAGTTTGAAGATTTGAAACGCTTTTTAGAACAATATGTTGTAGATGGTACAAGTGCATGGGAAAAATTCGTTGAAAACAATCGAGATATCTTAGAAGGAATTGAATCTGGCGGCGAGGTTGTTTTAGAGCTATCAGATGCTCGTTATTCTCAATTCTTTGAAGAAATGTTCCCTAATTTAAAACAACGATTGGACTACATTGAAACGCATGATTTTACCGAAGATGCTGGAATAATCGACGCAAGTCCGACACTTGTCATTGGCGAAATGCCATCTGGTTTTTCTTTTCGGACGGATGGGCAAACGTTTATCAACTTACAAGAGATGCCGCTTATTTTTGGCGACATTGGGTTGACGAATGAAAGTGAGTTTTGGTTAAGGGAGGAATCGTAGTGGCAAAAATTAAACGAACTTTTGAAACTAGAAGTGATGGAACAAAAGAACAATATTACCCAATCACACACTGGTCAGCAATCGAAGGGAAGGCTGAAATACTCAATCCAGATAACAGTATTTCATTGACTGGACTGGCGAACATGCAGCGGAATATCAATGAAGCGAATCGGAAAATGCAATTGCTCTTTCCATTTTACATGAAAAGCTTCACGGCGTTAGGAGATAGCACGACGTTCGGAACTGCGATTAATAGTGTGGTTTATTCTTGGGTTCCTTATGTAAAGGACCTGTGTTCATTTGGTGAAGTGATCAACAAAGGCTTTTCGGGATCCAGAATAACCAAAACAACAGGAACTGATAAAAGTTTTGTAGAAAGGTGTGGAGATATTAGCAATCAAGCTTGTATTTCCATTTTTGGCGGGGTAAACGATTTTAACTATAATTCTCCATTAGGTAGCTTTTCTGATACATCAGAAGCTACCTTTTTTGGTGCACTGAAAAAGATCGTAGTGACACTTACTGATAACAATGTGAACGGTAAATTGTTTTTTATCACGCCTATGAAAAGCAACAATGTTAACGATACGTTTGCTAAGAATGAATTAGGATTTACCTTGTTAGACTATGTCAACGCAATGAAACAAGTTGCAGATTACTACTCAATTCCAGTACTAGACTTATATGCGCATTCAAATATTAGTCCATATATTACTAGCCAAAGGGCATTGTACATGAATGACGGAACGCATTTAAATGATGCAGGGCAACAAAGAATTGCAACTCAAATCGCTAGTTTTGTAAACAAATTGTAGGAGGAAGAAATGATGGCAAACAAAGCTGATATTGTAACCTTGATGAAGGGGAATACACCAAAATACGTACGTAGTCATGTCGAGGCTGTCGATGGTCTGAATGAATTATTGGCAGCCACAACCGGAACCGTCACTGCGGGTTCTGGAGTAACGATTTTACAACAAGAATTAACTAAAATTAACGGTTTGGTGAACGGTAACGTCATGCTGCGTTTTGATGCGGCTACGACGGTAACGACTGCTCTTCAATTTTTCACATTGCCTACAGGCTTTAGACCAAAAACAAGTTGGCAATATTCTATACTGGTTGACGGTAGAATTAGTTTTAATGTTTCGGTACGTGCAGATGGAACTGTTGTAGCTGGTGGCAGAGCTTATACAGGGAGTACAGAAGCACAAATTCCAGCCGGAAGTTGGATTGGGATTAATTTTTCTCATCAAGCAGCATAAGAGGTGAATGTATGAGATCACGTAGAATAGGAAAAATAGATGTTCATGCAAGAGTCAGCGGAAATGATACTATTTCCACTGGCTTTGTTTTTTATAGTTATGCCAAAAATAGTAATGCTCTAGAATTCCATTTTAAGGATCAACAAGGTCGACCTGTTGACTTACTAGGAACGAAAGTAAGATTGCTGTTGATCGTTAAAGATAATGGAGAAGATAAAGAATTTAAAACGCTTGATGAAGAAATCGTGACCGAGAGCTCATTAAATGGGATTGTTCGTTACATTATTCCAGATAGGCTAATGGGGTACCAAGGGATTGTTGATGGGTGGATTTATTTGGATTTTCCAGATGGATCAAAAACAGATGAGGTCCATTTTAAATTTACGATCGAGCGTTCAAAGGTTGATAATGCATTTTCAGATGCTGGGGACTTTTACATTAAAGACTTTGAGGAAATAAAAAATCAAGTGAACGAGTCCGCTTCAGAAGCTTTGGCAATGATCGATAGTGCAAAAGCTGAAATCGAAGATAAGCTGAATAATTTAGAAGAGTTAAAAGGCCCAAAAGGTGATACTGGACCAATGGGTCCTCAAGGTGTTCAAGGGCCGAAAGGTGATATTGGGCCAATAGGTCCAGTTGGTCCAAAAGGAGAAAAAGGAGAGGTTGGATCTGTTGGACCAAAAGGAGATAAGGGTGATACTGGTCTCACTGGTCCAGCTGGCCCTCAAGGCATTCAAGGAATAAAAGGCGATACCGGATCTGTAGGCCCGGTTGGTCCAAAAGGTGACACCGGGTTGACTGGTCCGACAGGGCCAAAGGGAGACCAAGGGATCCAGGGTATCCAAGGACCCAAAGGTGATAAAGGGGAAAAAGGTGATACTGGACCAATGGGTCCCCAAGGCACTCCTGCGGTTACAGCGGAGGTTTCAGGATTCTTTTCATTGTACATTAACGATACAGGTGACTTGATAGTGACATATGCAGATGAAATCCTAGAACCAGCATTGAGTATTAATGAAGAAGGGGAATTAATCTATACGATTTAGGAGGAAGTATCATGGCTGAATATAATTTAGGACGAGTCGTTGGTCCACAAGGTCCAAAAGGGGACAAAGGCGATACAGGGCCACAGGGGCCACAAGGGATAAAAGGTGATACAGGTCCTGCTGGTGCAACTGGTCCAAAAGGTGATACAGGTCCAACAGGGCTAACAGGACCAAAAGGGGATCAAGGAATTCAAGGTGTTCAAGGCCCAAAAGGTGATAAAGGGGATACAGGAGCCACGGGTCTTACTGGTCCTCAAGGTCCGAAAGGTGACACAGGCCCACAAGGCCCAGCCGGGCAAAATGCTACAACAACCGCTGTTGCAACTAGTACTACGAATGGATTAATGAGTGCAGCTGACAAAACTACTTTGGATGCGATAAAAACAGAATTGAATGCAGAAAAAGTCAACATAACTACTGCAAGTGACGTCACGTTGCAACAAAATTCTGTTTACCGATACGGAAAATTGGTTTCGGGTACATTAATTCTTAGATTTAGTACTGCTACAAAACTGACAAGTGGAAAACTATTTGCAAATTTACCAGCAGATCTTCTTCCTATAGAAGGTGCTGTCACACATGTGATTGCTGAAGGGAACATTACATTCTCAGTAAACATTCGCGTCAATGGGGAGATAGTTGCAGGAAATAGAGCCTATATCGGGACAACAGAAGCGACGATTCCATCAGGAGCTTGGCTATCAATCAATATATTATATTTAACAGATTAACAAGCGGAGGGGAAACCGCTTGTTTTTATTTTAATATGTCAAAAATAGAAAAGGAAAGTGAGATTTATGGATATGAAGATGGTTCTTTGGGCACAAGAGATGATGAGTGATGATTTTGGGAAAATTGTGATTTGGTTAGGATTAATACTATGTTTGATGGGGGTTGATGTAATTACTGGATTCATTCAAGCCTACACAAACAGTGACTTGAAATCCGGTAAAATGAGCAATGGTCTATTGAAAAAATTCGCGTTACTTTTAGTTCTGATCGCAATTGTTCCTTTAACAATTGTATTACCTGATTTAATCTCAGTAAGCGTGATAATTGGTGTATATGCATTAGAAACTTTGAACGAAATGGTTAGTATCATTGAAAATCTAAGTAAGCTAGGAATTGCTACTAATATTTTTGACCCAATAATGAAACGTCTGCAAACAAATAGCAAGACAACTTCTAAAGAAAAACCAGATTATGGTGATGGGCAAGAATTTACGGAACAAAAGGAGGACTAAGCCATGTCCATTGAAAATATGATTAAGTGGATGCTGGATCGACAGGGGAAAGTAACTTATTCTATGACACATCGATTAGGTCCTAACAGCTATGATTGTTCATCTGCAGTATTTTTTGCGATGATTGCAGGAGGTTTTCTTCCTGCCGGTTCAATGGGGAATACAGACACACTGTTCGCTATGAACGGTACCAGACTGCGTAAAATTTCTCGATCAGAAGTTAGACGTGGGGATATTTTTATCGCGGGGACTCCTGGGCAATCAACAGGATCCGGTGGACACACAGGGATATTCTTAAGCAATGGAAGCTTTATACATTGTTCTTACACTTGGAATGGGATCCATACTGATACAAACGATATTTACATGAGTACTCGACTAACTCACAATTTCTATCGGATTGTATCAAATGAAAGCACACCATCAGGTGGTAAATCGATTGATGCAGTCGCTAGAGAAGTAATCAGTGGATTATGGGGGAATGGAGATGCGCGGTCTACTGCGTTAAAGAATGCTGGGTATGATCCAACTGTTGTTCAAAGAAAAGTAAATGAGTTGTTGAGTGGTGACACGTCAAGTAATATTACCGATCAATTCACGAAACTAACATTAGACGGCAAATGGATGGCTGCAACTACAAGACGATTGCAAGAATACCACAATACTACCAAAGATGGGGTGGTTAGCCATCAATACAGACAAGCAGTCAATCAGAATTTGTATTCAGCTCAATTTGACAATACTTTAAGAGGCTCCCAATTGATTCGAGCGATTCAAACAGGTTTAAAAGCAAAAGGATTTTATACGGGAGATATTGATGGATTATGCGGAGAAAATACGATTCGAGGAATGCAGCGTGCGCTAGGAACTACAGTTGATGGCATAATTAGCCCAACAAGCCAAATGGTTCGAGCTTTGCAAACTGCTCTGAACAATAATAAATTACCATGGTAAAAAAACACCTCGCTTAATTTCAGCGAGGTGTTTTTTTATTTTCTATTAGAGTAAGGCAATATATAATTTTTAAAAGGATACGTGCTAGCTGTATTCTCTTTTACTAATTGATTTGCATGTCTTAAAAGAGTTTCTGCCATATCTTTCTGGTTTATACGGACGTTTATAGTGATGATATTATTTTGATTGTTTGTAGAGTATCCGTATGAGGTATAATCAGAATCTAGAGAAACATTCAGGTTTATTTTGTGCTTGTCAGTATCTATAAATTTTTTGTAATTTTTTTCTAGATCCTCAATAACTGATTTGTGTAAAAGTTTGCCTTCATGAAATAACTTGCACCGAATCGCATACACAATATGCCCATTTAGCTGATTTATATTTTCCATTAGAATATCTTTGTTGTCCAACTTGAGAGGAGGGTTTTCATAATCGTGAACGTGTTCATCATACCACTTTATATATCTTTTCGTTGTGCTCAATTTTTTATAATAAAACTGACCCATCAAGTCAGGAATTGATAAGCTACAAAATTGAGCGGCGCTATAAGCTCCTTTAGCTAATGCATCTTCTGTCGTGAGAGAAATCTCTTTTAAAGATAATAGAATTTCCATTCTTCTAGTTATTTTCCTAGTCCCCAACATCCTAAAAGCCCTCCATTGATTTCAAAGACAGATAATTACCTCATTCTTTCTCGTAGGTCATTACAAACGATCCAAGGACATTTTCTGTCTTAATGACTTTTACTGTTAAGGTATCACCTTTCTCAACATTAGGGTTATCAGAAGATACGAAATTAAGATGCTCGCCGGTTTGAATTGTGTATCCTAGAGCACCGTTAGGAACGTACTCATCAACAGTGATTTCGACTGTTTTTCCATCAATATCTTCCCCATTATTCAAAGCAGTTTCAGCTTCTTTTGTTGTAAAGTCAGCCTTCTTCTCATTTGAACCACAAGCTACTAAAAACAAACCAATAAATAATGTCATAAATATAACTTTTATCTTTTTCATAAATACCATCCTTCTATTTTATTCGTAAAGTATCACCTGGATATAACATATAATTATTTGGATCAATACCGTTCAGTTGATAAAGAGTTTCAACTGAGATTCCAACACGTGCTGCTATCTCAGGAGGACCTTCTCCTGCTTGAACTGTTGTATATTCTTCAACAGGTTGTGGCGCAACGCTACTTTCAGGTGTTTGTTCTTCTTGCGTACTTTGAGGAACCTCAACAGGCTGAAGGCTTTCTTCAGCGTAAGTCGTCTGATTTTCGGATGAATAACTGTCTGATTCTACAGAAGTAGAACTGAACGGAACTTCAGTTAATTCTAAAGAGGCAGCATTAGCGTACTGTTCGACTAATTCTTGTGAAAGATCACCATTAAATTGCATTAATAATAATTTTTCTTCGTTGACAGCAGTGTAAGAAAAAAGCATTGCTGAATCTTTTCCTAGATCATCATAGTATTTTTTCGTAGCTTTTAAGTCATCTAAATTGTCAAAAGTTAGTAGACGAGCATTCTGTTGATTATCTTCATTGTCGGTCTCTACTAAAGAAAACATTTTTGCACTTGTAGCTGACATAGGAGCACTGCCAAAATCTTCTTTCGTCATATCCCTTGGGTTATAGACTACCAGAGATTTTTGGGTGAAAGTTTCAATGATATCATCTAAGTTTGTAGTTGCTTGTTCAGACGAAACAGTAGTCTGCTCGGTAGAAGTTGAACTTGATTCTACCACCTTTTTCTTTGTGTAAGGTTTTAGTACAAGCTTTTGAACCTCTGAGTTATCTTTATTCTTTTTTTCGTCTGGTGTAAAGACTATATTTTCGCCATCTTTTGAAACTGTGTAATATACGTAGGCATCTTTATCTTCTGTGTCTTGAATTTTGATTGTGTCTTTTTCTAAAAGATACTCAAGTTTGTAACTCATCTGATCTATGAGTTGTTTTGCTAAATCCTCACCTAATTTTTCCCATTCGTCTTTTGCATTAGAAGCCATGCTCTCGGTATCAATAGATACTGACATTACGTGGTCTGAGAAAGATATAAGCATGTTTGGATCATCTTCGCCCGAAGTTTCTGATATCCAATCATTTGCTTTTAGGTCTTCTGTCGTTATCTTTGTCCCACATGCTGCAAGAAAGAATATAGTAATTACAGCAAGAACTCCCACACTAATCTTTTTCATTTTTAACCTCTTTTCATAGTTTTAGTTTTATTGTATCAAAATAAAACTTCGCTTACATCAAGCAAGCGAAGTTTTTTCGTTTTATTACCTATAAGGAGATATATAGTAAGGCAAATCTATCTTTCCCAAAACTAAGCGTACATAAAACTCAATGCATTCGATACCGAATAGGCATTCTTGAGACTCTGAAATAGAATCAGGAAATCCATTGATAAATGTTCTTAGATCGATATAGCCTTGTTCGTATTGAGTAATAAGATTCATATGTCAAACCACTTTACTTCAGTGTAATAGTCAACATTTCGTATTTCATCATAATGAACATGAGTGTCGTCTAAATAAATTCCTAGATCATCGTAACCTTTCAGTGTGCCTGTAACATCAGGCATGAATTTATCATCGACAGTATAGTTGAGCTGTATAGCTAGTTTCTTACTTTTTGTGATTGCTGCTTGTAAGAACTCATTTATTTCTTCTTCTGACATTTCCGACTTAGCAGGGCAGGTGTACTTCAATTCTTTATCTATTCTTGCGATGTCGGCTGTATGTTCTGACAAGAAGAATCCAATCCATTTGAGTTTTTTTCTATCTTCATACGGCTTTAAAACGCTCATACATTTATCCCTCCTTAATCGAATTATACGAACATTCGTTCTTTTTTTAAAGCGAACAAAAAATTAAATATTTTGATGTTGATACTTTTTGGAGGGGGCAAAAAAGGGGCAAAGATTATAGAAGGTTATATAATAATATTTTTTAATTCATGCATTAAATGCCTATAATCCAAGGTTTATATACCCTTGTATAATGTCGCAAAAGCGTGTGAAACAATACTTGGAACTATACTAAAATCGCAAGAAAACCGCTAGAGATAAACAATCTAGCGGTTTTTTTATGATGAACTCAGCTTTTATCCTAATAATTCTCGGTTTATTTATTTCCGATAGTCAATA